GTTGTCCACCTAATCTTTGTTTATCAAATTCTGATAACGTTGCATCAATAACTTGTGATTGATACGGAGACATAAAAGGTTGGTAAGCTTGTGGTCCGGTTAACGCACCTAGTCCACCAATAGTTTGTGCCGATTGTCCCAGAGCCCCGGCCCCTGCTGTCTGTGCAGTTTGTGCTGCAGTTAAAAATGGTTGATAAGAACCAACACCTTGTTGTGCAAGATTAATTGCTTGTGTTTGTAAAGGATCTTCACCAGCAACAAATTGTCTACCAGTAAAAGTACCTGTGTTTATCGGTGCGGAATATGCGGCTTTCGCCTGTTCAGCATAATCTTTTACTGCTGGTTCTAAAAATTCTGCTATTGCCATTATACTATCCTCGACTGTAACATTTGTTGTTGATCATACATTGCTTGTGCTCCTTCTAAACCTTGTGAATCTTCAGAAATCTCACCGCCTTGTTCTAAATTACTCATTAAATTTTCCATAACTTCAGCGCCTTTATCTATATCGCCACCTCCTGCATTTCTAACAGCATCTGCTGTAAATACAAACTCATTTTTACTTAATCTAGCAGGCACATCGTCAGCTCTTTCTTCGCCACCCATTGCTACAAAACCACCTTCGTTTCTATAATCTTTTTCCATGCCACCCATGTCAATCATTTCTGATGCTTCAGCTTCCATGATGCCACCTTCTTGTTTACCTATTCTTCCACCATTAGCTGCCATAGCGACTGCTTCTGGTTGTTCCATACCTTCACCTTCTGGTTGTTGTGATGCCTGCAGTACTGCTTGTACAAATTGTTCAAAAGATAAATTACCACCTTTGTTTTTGTACTTAACGTATTCCATCATTAACATTTGTTCAGCTTGTGCCTCTCCTGCACCACCACCCATGTTTAAAAATGCTTGTGGTTGTCTTCTAGACATACCTGCACCTGATCTTATAAATTCTTCTTCTTCGTCTTCAACCATCATACCATTAGCATAACCTGCACGACCACCGTCAGCAGCATAAAAATTTTGCATTACATATTTTTTCTGTGGCATAAAATCTAAACCAGCACCTGCATCACCTGCACCGCTGTAATAATTTCTTGCTCTTTGTGTTTGGTATGCCGGGTCCATAGTTTCTGTTACTTCTTCTTCTTCATCACCACCACCCATTAAGAATGGAGCTGCGAGAGCTGTAGCACCTAAGCCACCCATTAACATTTTACCCATACTAAACTTAGATTTAATTCCTAAACTAGGGTCATGTCTAAACATGTTTCCAAGTCCACCTAAAAACCCGGTTCCACTTTTTAAGCCGGTGAGACCTTTACCTATAAAACCTTTGCCAAAACCACCAAACATTCCAGCATTTAAACCATAACCAAGACCACCAATCAATGCAGCTTTACCTAGTGGACTCTTAACAACTTTTTTTACAGCACGACCAGCTTTCTTTACAAGTTTACCTAAAAAATACTTCTGTCTAGGGTCCTGTAAGGAACCTATTCCTGATTGTATTTGTTGGGGTTCTTGCATTCTAGATATAGCCATAAATTTACCTTAATTCTTATGTTTACTTGGTTTTACTAAATAAATCAAGAGCAGGCATGATAACTGTCACGTCTCTTTGCACGTCTTCTTCAGGTATATTAGCAGCTTTTAGAGCCTCTTCGGTCTCATAAACTTCACCTGTTTTCTTGTTCTTAATTGTTGTTATTATCTTCTCTGGTGTTAACATTTTTATTTCACTCATTAGTCTAGTTTCTCCTTTTTAATATTTAAATAACTTATTGCTACATCAAACGAATCTGAGCTACTTGATTGTACTGTAAAAGCATTACCACCTTCTACTATTAGAGGTTGGGTTAATAATTCTTTTGTTTGATTTGCCGTAAGGGCTACAGATTTAATGGCTGTAATACTGTTGTTTAAAACTGTTACTGTAGGTGTGCCAGCAGATGTAACTAAAATAGATTTAATAATATATGTTTCATTTACTAAAGGATTACCTGTTCCTAATGGGACCAATGCACTACCTGTTGTACTGTTATCTATACCTGCAAATTTATATTGGTTTACTACTGCCATTATTCTAAAAAGAAACTTTTAGCTTCTATCTCCTGTTTTACTTCTTCTTGAAACGTCGTGTTTAATTTTGTAATTACTGAGTCAAGATCCCTGACCAGTGATTGTAAATTTGTTTGCGTATATTCAGGTGCCGCTCTAGTTAATGATTCTACTATCTTTGCCATTATAAAATACTTGCTAGTCCTCCTAAATTTAAATAGACTCTACCACCTTTAGCAAAAAAACTTGCGGTGTCATCAGTGGCATAACCACCTCTATTTCTATCAGGTATATCTGAATCTCCTCTTCTACTACCTGTTCCCCCAGGACCTATAGGTGTATCACCTCCACCATCATCGCCACCACTTTGATTTTGATTATTAGTTTTAGTATCGGTTTTAATATCTACAATTTCATCTGTTTTGCCAGTAGTATTATTAAAGTTTTTTCTAGCTATTTCTGTGTTTCTTATTTTACTTATTATATCACTCGGTCTATTTAGTGTTTTATTAAATGCTTGTTTATTAATGTCTTCCATTTCCTCTTCTGTTAAAGAACCATCAATTAAACCATCAATTTGTTCTTTAGATAAACCATATTTTTGGTCTAATGTATTTCTCATTACGTCTTGTCTACCAGTAAAAGTTTCATCGTCCATTGCACTTACATTATATCCAGCCATAATTCCTTCTGGTGTATTATACTCTCTACCTCGTCCTACTACAATTTGACCAATGTCATTTACCATAACACCGTCAGCACCTAATTGATTTTCCATTATTGCTCTTCTGTTTACAGGTAAGTATCGATTTGCAAAATCCCCTAAAAATGCAGTCCCTGTTTTTAAAAGACCCATTCCTGGTATAAGATTTATTCCTTTTGATAAAAGTTCTGCTGCTTTTGATGGTTGTCTAGCTTTTCGTGTAGCAGCATCTAATCCATAATACTCTGGATACATTTCCATGTTTTTCATTGCTTCAGTGTTAGTGCTATAAAGAGGATCAATATTTCCTGGAAAAGATTTTCCAACATAAGATAATTCATTATCATATCTTGCATCTTGCAAAGCGTTCATGTTAGGATTCATGTTTGTTATTGTATTCGGGTCTGCATTGTAAACACTAAAACCATTATTACCGCCGCCACCAGAGTTTGCAAAAGCATTTGTATTAACTATACCCCCACCTCCTGGTGGTGTTGCCGGTGCATCGGTTGGTAAATTAAGACCTAATCTATATTTTTCTTGAGGAATATATTGATATTTTTTGTAAAGCTCTTGATCAGCTGCGTTGTAAAAAGCTACCATTATCTCATTCCTCCCGGTGCAATGTCTAATCTAAATGTACCGAGTTTCCAGTCTTGACCAGTTCCTGTGTTAGATACTTTTAATGCAATTGATCTAGCTCTAAGTCTAGTGCTTTTAAAAGTTGTAGAAGTAGTAGTTGTAAAATCTGTAGTTGTTGGCGTGCTATTTGGGTAATCTCTAGTTGTAAAACTAACTTGCGTGTCGCCAGTTTGATTTATAAAATCTGGAATAAATCTACTAATTCTCATAATGTATTCACCATCTCCCCTAAGATCAGGAGTTCCTACTGTCTGTCCTGTGTTACTTCTTCTTTGTGTTATATCAAAGTCACCAGAAACAATATTAGCCGTAACCGCCGTAATTACGCCGTTAGCATTTTCTTGATCTGTCCCTGTTTCGTGTTGATAGTATATACTACTTCCGTCCGTATTTCCAGTAACATCATAAGAAGCGTTGTCGTCAGGATCATAAAGTGTTGCGTGTGGTTTATCATATACAGCAGAATCTACCCAAGCAGATCTATTTAAAGTTCCCGTTGTCCAAATAGGTCGTTTAGTTGTTGAATCTAGATAGTTATATGTAACCACTCTATCAACGGTTGTTGCAGTGCCCGAACAATAGAACCAATTGATTTCTCCAAAAAGATTATTAACGCCAGCATTAATTAAATCTCTAGGAACTGAGTTAAGATTGTCGTAAACAAAATCTTCAACCAAACACGGCATAGATTTTAATTGACCATCGTAAGTAAAGAAACCATTTTCTGACATCCAATAAGAAGAACCATCAACTTCTACAGCTGCATTTTTTCCAATTAAACCACAGTTAGTACCCGCTTGAGCAAAAGCAAATGTAAATGGTGACCCAACAAATTGCATTAAAAACAATGCAGTATCGGTCCAAACATATATAGAGTCCCTACCTTTAATAGCAGACATAATTTTAGATCCTGCAGCCAGTCTTTGTGAACCCGCAGTATTTTCAGCCTTAATAGTGTACTCATTAATATTTTCTTGATCCGAAAATCTAATAAACATGTCGTCTTGTGTAGTCTTATCCCCAATAGTTGTTTCAGTTCCATAAAATACTAGGTGTCTATCTGGTGTTGACACTAGTACATGACGTGAAGCTGTTGGTGCTCCGGATATAATAGTCGCTCTTGTGTTTATTGCATTTGTAGCTGCTGCATCCCACTCAAAACATTCATTATTGTATATAAGTGCAATTAGTTTTGTACCAAAATTATCAAAAACCCATAGACCCGGAGTTATTGTAAATTGTGTGGTTGATGAAGACTGTCCCCATGGAGTAAAATCTGTAATGTTTGTGACTGTGTCTCCTCCACTATGTGCTGCTTTTGTTGTACCATTAATTTCTCTTGCGCCTCCACTTAAAATGTTTGTGCCAGTGTTATTGGCTGCAAAACTTATATCTTCCGATCCAATTCTAATTTCTCCAGTAGTAGGAAAAGCTGAAGAACTGGTCAAAGGAATATCAGTTACTGCATCATTAATACCAGAGGCAAGTGTTGTTGTTGCTGCCCCACTTACTGTACCACCATATAAACCTGTACCCCAACCAAAACCTGGTTCTTGTTTAGAAGGCCCTACACGATAGTAGTATAAAACTTTTGAAGTACCGGCGTTTGTTAAAGCTGATCCTGATTCAACAGAATCCATAGTTATAGTAAAAGTAGTTGAGGTTAAGACAGAAGTTACCATAAACTTTTTTCCTTCAAATGTGGCATTAGTAAATGTAGAGCCAGATAAACCGGAAACATCTTCAAACATTACTATGTCGTCATCAAATAAATTTGTGGTAGTAGAAACGGTTACTGTAACCGTTGCTGAAGAAGATGTGCTTGTAAAATCAGCTCCAGTAATTGTAGTTCTTATGGGGTGGATATCATAAAACGCCCCCTCTTGATAAACATAAAGAATTCTATTTGTACCTATTGCGGAATATTTTAATCCTACTTTGTCGTCCCAATTATGAATAGCTCTTGCAGCACCTGTTAATTTATCAGTGCCCAATTGATCCCATCCTCCAATTTTTTCAGGAGAACCGTATCTAAAACGAACATTATCACCATCAAACCATTGGCCCTCGGCCCCGGTCTCTGTGACTTGTTTATTGAATCCAGGTGCAAAACCTAATTTTTGTAACATATAAAAACCTTTGAAATAACTGATTTATACTATATATTAAATAAATAGAGAATGAAAGCCACTAATATAAAAGATTTTTTGATAGTAAAAGACAACTTTTTTGAAGAAAAAGTTTATAATCAAATACTTTATGATATTTCAAGATTAAACTTTCAAAGCCGGTATAATACATCTAGGGAAGAAGACAAAAATATTTATCAAAAAATATATTTTAATGTGCCTTTAAGTAAAAACCATTTTGCAGTGCAAGAGGTATTTAAAATACTGTCTGAATATGGGTTAAATTTAGTTTCTGCAGAACATAATTATTTTCTCAGCACTAAACACAAAGAAGCGTCTCCTCATACTGATCATTCAGATATAAATTGTTTAGTATATTTAAAAGGAATCAATATCTTAAATAGTGGCACTGGTTTTTACCACAAAGAAAATGATGAACTTGTTTTAAACAGACATATAGGATTTAAAGAAAACAGGGCATTAATTTTCGACTCTAAAATACACCACACTTCTTTACAATTTAATGAGGTAACAGCAACAAGATATGTAATGGCTAATTTTTTTAATTATAAATAATATGAAAATTATGAAAGCTAAAATTGTATGGTTTCCTGAAAAGCTATCTTCTATAAATTTTGATTCTTTAGAAAATAAAATGGAATGGGATCAAGAACATTTAAAAACTGTTCGTAAATTTATGGAACAAGATGGATTATTATTTCCAGGAGTATTTAAAGATGGTGAGATACATTGTGGACACTATAGATTTAAAATAGCAAAAGAGATGGGCTATGATGGTATCGATGCTTATAAGGTAGATAGTTTTAAAGATGCCCTGCACTTGACTAATTTTAGTCAGTTGTGTTATAAGCACTATCAAGAATATAAAGAAAATAATTACTTATGATAAATACTTACAACTTATTTGCTGTGCCAGTCGTGCATGGTAAATTACCCTTACAACCAATTGTACATAAAAAAATTTTATCATTTGTAGATGATAACTATACTGAAAGTGATTTACGTTCTAATAGAAAGGGGTTTCAATTTCATAAAGATTTTGAAGGTAAAAAAGAAATGGATGAATTAATAAATCAAATGATGTTAAAAACATTTAACAGTCATATTAGTTGGAGCTGGTTAAATGTTTTAGGAGACAACTCTTACAATAATCCACATTCTCATCCAACTCTTCACTCTAATTTTTCAGGAGTGTTTTATTTATCCAACGAAAACAACAATATAATTTTTACAAGGGATAATGAAACTTTTAGTTTTCAACCAACAATTTTTGATTTTTTAATTTTTCCATATAGTTTAGTACATTATGTATTACCGGAAAAAAGAAAAGAAAAAAGA